AGGTTGGGCAGGTCGCACTGAGAAAATGACCATGGAAGCACTACAATCCTGTGCTCGTGGTACGATGTGGACTGATTATGAACCCACTCCTATGACTCGTGAATGGTTGGAGGAGAACAATTACATCGCTAAATAAAGTTGCCTCTGTATACAGATAATGCCTGAAGTTCGCAGCGATGTAAAAGAAGTTAAAAAGGAAGAACCTAAAAAGAAAGGTCTTCTTGGCAAAATTAAGGAGGCAACAGATGACAAGGAAGAACAACTTGCTATTCTTTCTACCTTTGTCCGTCTTGGTATCCTTGTTTGGTCTGGTTCAATTCTCACTTTGGCATACATCAAACTACCTCCTGCACTCGGAATTCCTGAACAGAAACTTGATCCAACCTTCATCGCCAGCGTCTTCACAGGGGTTTTAGCTTCGTTCGGCGTCCAGACTGCCAAGAAGAATGGTGCCAATGGTGGCGGTGGTGGTGCTAGTATCACCAAAGAACAGATGGAAAAATTGATTGAGAAAGCAGCACAAACTGCACCTCATCAAACTCTTCGTATTGAGCAAGCACCTGTAACCTTAAAGGTTGAGAAAAAAGAAGAACCTTACAAGATGTAAGTTATGATTAACAAACGATCTCCATTTAAGTGGGCGGCACTGACAGTAGGAACACTGTTCGGTGTCGCTCATATTGGCATATTAGGACACCTTATTAATAAAAAAGATATTCCTATTATCAATTTACCTGTTGGTGACTATACATCATATAGTGTAGACGCAGGCACGGATGGTTATAGCATACGATATAACGCTAATGACCCTAAAGTTATGGGTGTTAGAAAGAAATTGGATAAGAGGAATGGGTTCTTTGGTATCGGTGGAACCACGAATTTAATTACTGAAGAAGAATATACAATGGATGGAGCAAGACATCTCCAGGGTGGTGAAGTGGGAAAGTTGACTGCTCAAAATCTGGAATGCATCAAAGCGGAGGGCGCTGGAGAATCAACAGGAAGAATGGTAGGTGCTAGTGTTGGTGCAGGTATTGCTCCTATCTTCACAAGTATTCCATATGTTGGTTGGTTGATATCTGGTTGGGCAGTCATGTTGGGTCAGGATACTGGTGCTGATATTGGTGGAGAAGTTGCAACAATGATGAAAGATTGTGAGGAGTGATGGTAGACCTAGCACATAAGGCATCACACTTTGCTGCTGCCACACTTAACAATCCATACGGACTTGGTTTTTTAAGTCTCATATTAATTGTTGTTCCAATTATAGGCATGCACTTGGTGCATAAGTATAGATGGGAACACTGGGAACCATTTACTAAGGAGCACAAATGATGAGTGGTATATTTGTATTTTGTTTCATATCTTTATTATGTTATACGATGCATCTTACTTGGCCACTACCCTATAGAAAATGAATTTATTATTGAGACCACTTGAAAATGTAAATGATCCTGTTTGGAGTGTAATCATTTCCTTAATCATACTTCTTGCTGGAGTTACGTATTACATCGTCTATATAATGCGTATGGCTTTCGATGAATTGAAAGATGAGTGACCTTACGAATAAAGATGCGGAGCAGGATACAAAGATTGCTGTAATGGACAGCACTCTAGAAAATTCTATTCGTCGCATCGAAATGGTTCATAAACGTGTCGATGACACGAATGAAGAACTAGAAAAACTTCAAGATCGTATTCGCACCTTGGAGAAGTGGGTTGCTGGTGCTGGTGCAGTAATTGCAGCAGCAACATTCATCATAGGCATAATAGCATCAGCAGACGCAAAGGAGATCAATCATGGGCGCAATGGTTCCACCCAGTCGGAAGTCGTGTTACAACTTTCGCGTAGTTGAGATAAACCGAGTGGTTGATGGTGATACCATCGACGTTACAATCGATCTTGGATTTGATCTCTATAAGAAGGAGCGAGTCAGAGTTGCAGGTGTGGATACGCCTGAGAAGCGCACCAGAGATTTAGAGGAGAAAGAACTTGGAATCGACGCAACCTACTGGCTCAAAGAAAAACTGGAGGGTGCTATATCTGGTGACGATGAGTTGTCTGTTAGGACTGAACTTGTTGGTGGCGTTGGGAAATATGGCCGTCTTCTTGGGTGGTTATACATTGGGGACTCAGAACTGTCCCTTAACGAGCAAATGATTACAGAAGGATATGCCTGGGAATACGATGGTGGAACCAAACAAAAAAACTTTGAGGAGTTAAAAGAAATTCGTAGAGCACACGGAACTCTTGTTGACTAGTGGACTTATCAGACCTAGAAGGATTGTTTGAGGATGAATGGTATTGTGAAGTTAGAATGAATATTACTGAAATTCGTTCTCTATACCAAGTCATATCATATGCTTTGGAGGTATGGCCGGGTTCTCCTGCACGACCCGCAGAAGAACAAGAGTATCTTCTTCACATGAAGAAGCAATTGTTTGCAATGATTTCAGATTATAACTTTTATAATAGTTAGATAAATGCCTGAAATTGAACCAATAAAAATTTATAACTTAAATATTAATAATCTCAACATCCCAAAGGCACGGGTGTTTGATATTCCACCACCCATAGTTAATAATCTATTTGTCCCTGTGACTGTGGATATTGGTAGTCCTATTGTCGAAATGCCTGGTTGTGTGAAGGATCATCCCGATGGTGATGAGCAACTAACAATGGATGATCCCAAAGGAACAAAAATCTTATGCACAAATGAATATCCATCCTACAATGCGATGGATTATACACCGGAAGATTTAGTATATCAGCAGGAAGCACCAGTTCCTCCTACCAATATGGCAGAACCTCCACCAACAACACCAGAGGTTCCTACTGATGCTATTCCTCAAACAAAGAAAGAAGAAATCGAATGCCCTGGTCCTAATGCACCACGCATTGGTGATGTAGCACAGAACCAGAAGGAGAGAGTATCTGGTTTTGAGTTGCGAAATGGTGTATGTGTGACTCTTTATGAAGACATACCCTGGCAGTCACAATATCTTCCAGCACCTCAAATTGCCGCGACCACTGCCGGTATTGCCGTTGTTGCCACTAGTTCTGCTCTGTTGGCAAAACCATTAGCAGATCTACTTCTTAAAGTATTTAAACCCGCCATCAAAAAAATAATGGCAAAAATTTCAAAACTTAGAGGAAAAGAAGTTAAGGTTTTGTCTTCAAGGGACCGCCGAGATCTTCAGCGCGAACGCTCACAGGCGATTCGGACCTTGAGGAAGATGACGAAGGAATAGAGTGTCGATGTGGTTTAACGTGAGTTACATTATTAACCACGACATCGGCACACACCTTATAGTATGGGCTCCTGGGATGAAAAGTTATACCTTCCTTCATCAATTGTCCACAATTCTTGAGTCTGGCTATCTCAAAATCTAGGCGCTTATTGGCAAGCAACTGAGCACGATATTCATTGTTAGTTTTTGCTGCTTCTTTACACAACTGTTGTGCTTTTTTATCCATTGGTATTGATAGAGTTGCACTCATACCTACCGATAAACTTGAATTATTTGTCATTCCAGTTCTAGTTGGAATATGATATAATATTTCACCGGGATTATCTGGGATGCCGTCGTCGTTATTATCTGCATTATTATAAACAGGTTGATCCCACATATGCTCAAAGGGATGTTTTTGGGATAAAGCACCTGTCACATATGGGGTAATGTTCATAGTGGGTCCTTGACAACTGATACCATCACCATAAGTGTTGGTAATGTAAGGACCTTGTAAGACCTGGATTGCCTGGTTGGTCACCGAACCTGAGCTATTCGCAACAGGGTTTGCAGTAGCACTGACACCACCAACATCTGCCGCAAGGGCAGGTGAAGGTAGTAATGTCATTATTGCGAGAATATACTTGTAGTAGTTGTGATACTTTCTATTGTTTGCTCTCTTTGAATAATTGTTTGTGTTGCTAATCCTGGTGCTTGATACGTTTCCGTGAATTGGAACGGATCTCCTACCGTTTGTTGTGAGAATGTTGGTCTCGAATTCATATTTAAACCAGTCCATGTCGAAGTCACGCCATTGATAGTATTAGAT